CTAGCTGACCTGTGCAGACCCCGAGTCGGAGCCCTCGCTGCGCCCTCCTGTCCCGCACACGTCCCGCACGAGCGCAGTCGCAGCCTCCCGCTCCCGATCCTCGCTACCCGGCCAAAGGTGTGTGTACACCTCCAGCGTCGTCGACAGGTTCTCGTGCCCCAGGCGCCGCGACACCACGGCGACATCCAGCCCCGCCGCGATGAGCGCCGACGCATGAAAATGCCGCAGCGAGTGGAACGTCGTCCCGCCGCGCCACACCCCAGCATCGACCGCCGACCGCATCAGCCTCGCAATCGCCTCCGCAGTCGCCGGATTCCCGCCGCGCACATGGAAGAGCCTGTCGTCGGGGCCGAGGTCACGATCCTGCGCCCAGTCGATGAGCACCTGCAGCGTCTCCGCGTCGACCGGCAGCCAGCGCCGCGATGCCTCCGTCTTCAGCTCGACGGTCTCGGTGCTGTTCCGCGCCGACTGCTCGACCACATCGACGGATCCCGTCAGCTGGTCGAGCGACCGCACCCGCATGCCCGCGACCTCGCTCGGCCGCATGCCCGTGGCAATCGCCAGCCGCACAGCCAGCGCCATCCACGGGGCAGGCTTCAGCAGCCACCCGCGGGGCTTCCGCCGGCCGTCGCGCCGGTACTGCGGCACCAGGGGCTCAGGGGCGCGGATCCCGGTCTCGAAGGCGCGGATCAGCGCACCGACCTCCGCCGGTGTCGGGATGTCCCGCGGCATGACGACGACATCCCGCCCGACCCGCTCAAGACCGGCCGCCGGCGAGCGTGAGATCAGGCCGTCCGCGACGGCCTGCTTCATCAGCGTGCGCATCTGCACCGTCAGCCCATCGATGGTCGCGGGCGACAGTGAGCCGCTTTGCCACGGCCTGCCGTTGCGCAGCATCGAGTGCCACTCCCGCATGTGCGAGGCCCGCACCGTGCCGATCGCGGCGCCGGCCAGCGGGCCGAGGTTCGCCTCAAAGAAGAGCCTTGAGGCTTTCGTGTTCGTCGTCCGCGCCATCATCGTCCGCTCGCGGGCAAGCTCCCCGATGGTGATCTTCTGCTCGGCAGGGTCGATCCAGTCGCCCCGGCGGAGGTCTCGCTTCTTCTCCGCGACCCAGGCGACGGCGTCGCGCCGCTTCTCGAAGCTCCGGCTTCGCTCCTTGCCGTCGAGCCCTCGGTAGCGGCCGATCCAACGGACGCGCCCACCTCGCTCTCGTCGCTGCACGGACATGGGTATGGGTATCCTTTCGGTTGATCAGCCCTTTCGAGGCTGGTTCCTCCCGGCCCTGCCGCGCATCGCTGTCCAAGGCGTGCGGCAGGGCCGGCGTTCGTCTTCGGGGGCTAGTTCTTCGGGAGGACCAACGGCTCGTCGTTGATGATCGTGCCGTCCTCGAGAATCATCATCAGGCCGCACCAGTAGGTGTGCCGCACCGGTGTGCCGAAAGCATTGGGCATGTCGATCTCGCCTTCGACGGGCAGCGTCATGTTGCCGTTGGGCAGCGTCTTGAGCTCGCCGACGTAGGTGCTGACGATCTTGGCGCCGCCCGGGTACTTCGCCTGCTCGATGGCCTTCTGCTCGCACGATTCGATGGCTCTCGTCGCTGCCCGGGTGTCTGCGACGACGACCCAGACGAAAACGGCGACGGCGATTAGGACGACGGTGGTGAAGGCGATGATCAGCCAGAACCACCACTTTTTGTGCAGGGGGCGATCGCGGGGCGGGGTGGTCATGGGGCTTTCCTTTCGTGTTCTCCGCGCCACACGCGGATGAGGTGGGGGGTGACGTCGAGGGCGTGCGCGAGACCCGCGACGGACGGCCCGTGGATCTCCTCGGCCAGGGCGTACTCGGCCGGCGAGATCAACAGCAGCGCGGCGAACGCGTCGGCCCGCCGCTCAGCGCGCGAGTCGATCGAATCGAAGCCCGAGCGCACATCACGGTGGTGGGCGTGCCCGAGTTCGTGCGCCAAGACGCACCGGCGGGTGACGCGGTCAAGTCCGTACCGCAGGATGATCTGCCGACGCTCCGGAACCCACAGCCCGTGCGGCCAGTCGTCGTCGAGTGGTACCTCGTCTACGCGCAGTCCCATGCCGGCGGCGAGTTGGTCCGGGACATCGTGCAGCACGATTCTCCTTAACCTTTTCGGGTGCAGTCGGTGGTTGTTGTCGAAGGCAGGGGCGTTTACTCGAAGTAGTCCAGGGTGCGGTTGACGCGCGACTCGTCGAGCTTGGTCACGGTGCAGCCGAAGTGGGATCGGACCTGGGCGCCGAAGCTGTTCTCTGCGTCGACGTAGGACTCGACCTTGTAGCCACCATCAACCGGCGTGTACTTCCATTCGCCGTCAAGCCATGGGAAGTCGGCCGTCTTCGGTGCCTTGAGTCGCTGCTCGACGAGGTCCTGGCACTGGGTGCGGGCCTCGATTTCGGTGACCTCGAACGTGTCCTCTTCGGTGGTGGTCGTCTCGTTGGCTGGCGTGGGATCCGATGCGTCGTCCCCGCCGCCGAAGTCGCACGACACGAGGATCACGACGGCGACAATTGCGACGAAGATCAGTCCGATGATGCCGTTGCGCTTATCTTCAGCAGCTCGTTCTTCCGGGGTCAATGCGGCGCGCCGCTGCTCTTCGGCCTTCGCCCGCTGCCGCGCTGCTTCCTTCCGCTCGGCCTTGGCCTTCTCTTCGGCTTCGACCTTCGCTTCAGCGGCCTTGCGGGCGCGGATTTCCTTCTCGTACTTGCGTTGCTTGCGGCTCATGTTGTCAACCTTTCTGAAGTTGCGATTAAGAACATTTAAGGCGATGGGGGGCAGGTTGCCCTGATGGGGTTACGGGGTGGGGTTGTCTTCCTCCAGTGGTTCGGTCCGCGGGTGCGCGGCGTACTGCTGCGGGTCGATGCCGGCGAGCGGGTCGTCATCATCCACCACCGGCCGGATTCCGGGGGAGGGGAACTCGGTGACGTTCGAAAGGTCTTCCGCTTCGCGCTTCTGCAGGCGCTCGACGATGACCTGTGCGAGCTCCAGGTCGCTGAAGTCTTCGATGGACGTGCTCTTCGTGTACTGGCGGAGGTCGAATTCCGTGACGATGCCGGCGGCGATGAAGCCGGGGATGGGGTTGACGCCGTAGGCGTTGGCGATCGCGTGGATGGCGTCTGCGGGCTGGTCGCGCAGTCGTCGCTGGATTGTCGGGTGGGTCGTGTCGAGGCGGGCGGCGATGGCGCGCCAGGAGTCTCCGCCCGTCGCTTCATGCACCCAGTCGTTAATCGGTTCCATGCCATGAATGGTACAGGAATAAACCACCGGAGGCCTTGCCACCAGCGTGGATTATCCATAAACCACCCCGGATAGGGGTAATTGGTTTACAACCACACCGATGTGGTTCATTATGAAACCACGCCAGCAAGGAGGTGAACCAATGACCAACGCGATCAGGGTCCGCACGGACCGCATGAAGAACCTGACGGAAATCCACGGGCTGAACGAGTCCGAGGCCGCCCGCCGAATCGGCTGCTCGCGGCAGACCTTCCGCCGCGCACTCGACGGCGAGAACGTGTCCGCCGGGTTCGTCGCTGGCGCATGCCTGAGCTTCGGAGTGCCCTTCGATGCTTTGTTCCACACCGTCCGCGTCGAAGCGGACAGCCCCGCCGCCTAGGCGCGGCCCAACCCCGGCCCGATCGGCCGGCGCCCAGCTCCTGGGGCGCGAGCAGGTAGCAGCGATTTTTGAGATCTGAATAGGGAAACGCGCTCAGCGTCATTTACTCCCGCCCGAGGCCAGCCAGCTTTCCCATGGCCGCCCATGACCGCGAGGAGACGACGGAACCGCACGGGGTCGCGCCCGCTGCGAGGCAACCGCTGAGCGCACAGACAAATACCAAGCCCCATCACCCGGCATGGCCGGGCACGGATCAGATCCGAGACGGGGCACCAGGGGCGGGGCTTCCCAGACAGGAGCCTCCTGGTTCTACCGGCTTCTCGGGCACCACAGGGGTGCCCACCGGCCCCCGCCCCTCCAAGCGTGCGTCAAGCGGGACTATCCGGCCCGTCAAGCAAGCCACCACAGGCCCCCGAAAACCTTTCTGCGCGGGGCCGGCACGCTGCGCACACCCAACCAAAAACGCCCCGCACCGGATAGCAGCCGGTGCGGGGCAGTGAATCCCAATGAGGAGACACCATGAAATTTACCATCCAGCCCTTCGACTTCCGAGGGCACGAGGTCCGCGTCATCCAGGGCGACGACGGCGAGCCCCGATGGGTCGCCGCCGACGTCGCCAAAGTCCTCGGCTACAGCGCGACAGCGGCGATGACCCGATCGCTCGATGACGACGAAAAGGGTGTGCAGAATCTGCACACCCCTGGCGGAGAACAGGAGCTGGCGACGATCACGGAGTCCGGCCTGTACTCGGTCATCCTCCGCAGCCGTGTCCCCGCCGCCCGCGACTTCAAGCGCTGGGTCACCGGGGAAGTCCTCCCGCAGATCCGCAAGACCGGCTCCTACTCGGCACCGCTGTCGGACGATGAAATCGTCCACCGGGCGCTGCAGCTGACGTACCGCAAGGTCCAGGAGCTCGAAGCGAAGGTCGCCGAGGACGCCCCGAAGGTCGCTTACCACGACGAGTTCGTCGCTGACGAGGACCTGATCCAATTCCGCACCCTGGCGAATCAGCTGGAGGTGGGGGAGAAGCACCTCCGGCAGGTTCTGATGGCCCGCGGCTGGATCTACCGCCGCGACTACCAGCGCTGGTCGAACAAGAAGAACGGCCTGGTCACCGAGTACCAGTGGCGCGCCGTCGCCGACAAGAAGCGCTACTTCCGCCTAATCCCGGCGCACGACGCGCCGCGGCTGGCCGGTGAGGTGCGGCAGACGCTGAAGGTCACCCCGGCTGGTGTTGTGGCGATCGAGCGGGCGATGCGCCGCTGGGCCGCCGAGGACGTGGCCGCATGACCCACACCACCGCCCAGAAGCTCAACACCCTCGGCCGCCTAGCCGAGCTGACGGACCTGCAGGCCGCCGAGTACATGCCCGGCCGTGACCTGACCCGCTCGGCCCTGGCCGACCAGTGCCGCCGCGAGGGCTACTCCGCCCGCGCGATCACCATCGCCTACGTCGTCGGCACCGCCGGCCTGAATCCCGGAGAGGAATTCGAATCATGACGACCTTCATCACCATCTTGTTCGACGTGGCGGCGCTGCTGCTGCTCGTCGCGATCCTGTGGGAGCTGCGGACCATGCCGCGTGTGCGCGTCGAGATCCGCCGCATCACCCCCAAGAAGACCGCCAAGGCGGATTACAGCTTCTCCGGCCTCGATACCGACGAGGCCCGCGACGCCTTTCACCGGGCGATGCGCCACCTCGACCGGGAGGACGGCCGCCGATGAGCACCGTGCCCGAGCCGTACATGACCGGCCCCGAGATCTGCGAGTACCTGCGGATCGATGCCTCCCAGCTGTCCCGCATGGCCCGCCGGGAGGTCAACCGCTTGCCCGCCACCAAGCACCTCGGCATGGGCTGGCGCGCCCGCCGCACCGACCTCGACGCATGGATGACCCGCCAGGAGGTGGCGGCATGAAGCGCGAAGTGATCACCGAAAACGACCTGGCCATGGCCTACGCCGTCGGCGTGATGGCCCGCCCGCGCCCGCCGCGCTGGTGGACGATCACCAAGATCGCGATCCTCACGATCATCGCCTGCGCCGTCGTGCTGTGGATCGGCCACCAAGCCGACCAACACCTCGCCGCCGCACTCGACGCGGGGTGGGGACGATGACCACCTCGACCCCGACGTCCCTGTGCGTCGTCCGCCAACCCGCCAAACCCGGCACCGCCGAATGGGCCCGCCTCGTCACCGCGTCGAAAGTCGCCGGCATCGTCGGCGAATCCGCCTACGCCACGCCCTACAGCGTGTGGAACACCATGAACGGCAACAGCATCGACGAGCCGGGGATGGAGGACCGCTTCCTCACCGGCCACGCCATGGAACACGCCCTGGCCCACTGGTGGGCAGCGAAAAACCCCGAATGGCGCCTCTCGAGGGGCGAAGTGCAGGTCACCAACCCCGCCCTGCCCTTCCCGAACGCCGCGACCCTCGACCGGGTGGCCACGATGGTCAACCGCAGCCGCGGACCCAAGCACTCCCGGTGCCTGCAGTTCAAGACGGTGCGGGACTGGGAGGAATTCCAGAACCTGACGCCGGAGACGCTGCCGGTGGACTGGCTGATCCAGGAGACCTGGGAAATGCTGATCTCCGGCCTGACCCAGCACCCCGCGATCATCGTCGGCGCCGGCCCCTACTACGAGTGGCGCGAGTTCGAGGTGCCCTACGACCCGGAGTTCGCCGCCGAGCTGTGCGCCTCCGTCCGTGATTTCCTCACCACCCTCGACGGCGAACCACCGGCCCCGACTGCGCCGGCCGATTACCGCATCGCGAAGGCTCGTCATCCGGAGATTGATGACGACGCCGCCCCGGTGATCCTCGACGCCGACGTCGCCGCCGAGTGGGACCGCGCGAAGAACGAGTCGAAGACGGCAGCCGCGGCGAAGCGGGCCGCCGACAAGCGCGCGGACGTCGCCGGTGCGGTGATCCTCGAGGCCCTGGGCCGCGCGGCGACCGCCGTCGACGCCGACGGGGAGGTGTGCGCGAAGCGGGTCGCGACGAAACGCGGCATCCAGCTCCGGCACGTCCCGTTGCCGGTGGGGGACGGCTCGTGACGACGAATCCGCAGATCCTCGACGGGGTGTGGCGCGTCTACACCGCCGTCGGCGAGCCGGTCGTCCATCCCACGGTGCTCGCCTCGATGCGGCGCGGCGGCTACGTCCAAACCTCCGGCCCCGTGCGGCTCACCGCCCGTGGCCGCGAACTGATCGCCGCACTCGAACGGGCCCACACCAAATGCGGCATGCCCCTGCCCCCGCACTGACAACCACAAGGAGAACCCCATGCTCGATTTCATCCTGTCCCTGCTCACCGACCCCGGCTTCGCCGTCGGGTGGTTCGGCGCGATGGCCGCTCATTTGGAGGAGGTGGTCGGCGCACTGTGACCCTTTCTCGTTTTCGTGGCGCGATTCTCCGTTTGGAGGGCCGCGCCTTTCGTCTCTTGTGGGGTGGCCAATGGCAGTGATCGACGCCGCGAAGCGCCTGCACCGCGCCTACGAGTGGCGCGTGTGGCGCGCCCGCCTGCCTGGCTACACCCGCCGCACCTGGGAAGAACTCGACCACGTGTGCCGCGCCGAGTTCATCGACATCGCCCAAGCCGTCCACGACGGCCACACCACATTCAACGGCCACCCCATCACTGATTGGGTGCGCCGCATCGTCACAAAGGAGACCACATGAGAATCATCCTCACCCACGACCCCGACACCAATCAGATCACCGTCGAGCTTGACCTCGCCGGAGCACGTCCCCCGAAGGCGCTCTCACTCATCTTGGTCGGCGCTCTCGCTGTCATCCACGAAGTCGCCGACAACGAAGAGCACGAAGTGATCATGGCTACGGAACTCGCCCGGTCGATCCTCACACGGTCCGTCACCGGGGCGGACGACGGAGTGGATCCCGCCGATGACTAGCGACGACCCGCAGTTCCCCCGCTCGTACAAGCACCTCCACGGCGCACCGCACCACCCGGACCCCGGGCCCTGGCCCTACCTCGCCGTCCTCGCATTCGCCGCCATCGCCGCCATCGCGATCCTCATCACCACCTACATCTAGGAGACCACCATGACCACCCCGAACCTCCCCGACACCAACGACACCGACACGGCCGAGCTCATGCCGATGGGCACGCCCATGCCGCTCGACGACATGGCGCTCGCCAGCCTCGAGAAGTACGCCCGCTCGATGGACATCGCCGACCGCATCGCCGAAGGCATCTACCGCACCGACTATGCCGGCCCCTTCAAGGGCAAGAAAGCAGACATGGCCATCGCCATCCTCTCCGCCGCCGGGCTGGGGATCCGCCCGGAGAACGTCGGCAAGGCGATCTACGTCGTGCACGGCACCCCGTCCCTGTACGGCAAGACCGCACTGGCCATCGCCAAGTCCCACGGCTACAAGATGCGGAAGACCGAAGAATCCGACCAGGTCGTCACCTGCGTGTTCACCGCCCCGGATGGGGAGGAGTACCCGGTGACGTACACCTACGACCGCGCCGAACGTGAGGGGCTGGTGAAGGGAAACCCGGTGCAGTACAAGACTCGTCCGGAGAAGATGCTGACGTGGAAGTGCGTCGGCGAAGCCGCGGACATGTTCTTCCCGCACGTCCTCAACAACCTCCCGATCAAGGAGGACATCGAGCAGGGAGGCCCCGTGCGCGCGAAGGCGACGCGTGCGGATAGGCCGGCCGCCGGTGGTGGCGCCCTGTCGGCGATCGAAGCGGCCCGCAGCCGCGTGCAGGCCCGCCGCGCCGCCACGGAAGAACCCATCGACACCGACCACGACCAGGAGCCGGCGGTTGATGTGCAGGCCGTCATCGACGGCAACGCGATGCTGCGTGAGCTGCTCGACGCGCTCGTCGACTGCGACTCCGAGCAGGCCATGCACTCCGAAGTCGGCTCCCGCGTCAGCGAGCTCGGTGGGGATGCCGCCGCGCTCGGTGTGCTGCGGGCGGCGTGGAATGAGCGCGCCGAGGAACTGCGGGCGGGGGAGGTGTCCTAGATGGCGCAGGGAGAAACCCCGATCACTCTGGTCGGCAACGTCGTTGCGGACCCGGAGGTGCGCTACACCCCGTCGGGAGTCGCTGTGGCGAACTTCCGGGTGGCGTCCACCCCGCGGGCCTTCAACCGTGACTCGGGCCAGTGGGAAGACCAGGAAGGCCTGTTCTTGACCTGCAACATCTGGCGCGACGCCGCGGAGAACGTCATGGAGTCGCTGCACAAGGGTATGCGCGTCATCGTGCAGGGCCGTCTGCGCCAGCGGAGTTACGAGACCCGTGAGGGCGAGCGCCGCACGGTCTACGAAATCGAGGTCGACGACGTCGGCCCGTCGTTGAAGTTCGCCACGGCCCAGGTGAACCGCAGCCAGCGGGGTGCCGGCGGGGCGCAGCGGCAAGCCGGTGATTCCTGGAACACGGCCCCCTCGGGCCCGTGGGATACGACTACCTAAGAGGAGGAGATCATGCGTATCCGGTCCATCAAGCCGGAGTTCTGGCGGAGCGCCGACATTGCGGCTCTGCCGTGGGAGACCCGCCTGCTCTTCATCGGGCTGTGGTCCTACGTCGATGACAACGGTGTGGGGGTGGACCGGGAGGCGTTGATCGCGGCGGATCTGTTCGCCGACGACCTTTCGCGAGACCCTCGCGAGACTCTCGCGAGGGTTTCCGAAGGTCTTTCCCTGCTGACTTCCAGGGGCTTGATCGCGAGGTACTCGGTGGACTCTCGCGACTATCTCGCGATAGTCACGTGGAAAACGCATCAGCGCATCGACAAGCCGAATAAGCCGCGTTATCCGGAGCCGACCAGCGATTATGCCGAGCCTCGCGACACCCCCGCGACACCCTCGCGACACTTTCCGGAGACCCCCGCGCCTGGAACAGGGGAACAGGGGAACAGGGGAACAGAGGAGCAGGGGAACAGGAGTGGGGGAAAGGTGGTCAGGGAAGGTACTACCGCGCGCGCGGAAAGCATTGCCCCCCTCCAGGAATTTCAGCCCGTGCCCGATGCGTGGCTCGACGACCCCGGCGCCGCGAGATGCGCAACCCACATCGGCGACCCGTTCCCCCCGCCGTGCGGCGGGTGCGCCGACGCCCGCAAGACCGCCGAACGCGCCTCCTGGGCTCGGGCCACCGAACGCCGGCAAGCGGCCGAAGCCCGCCGCACCTCCATCGACGGCTGCGACTTGTGCGACGACGGGGGCTGGATCCTCGACGTCCACCCCGTCACGCGCTGCACCCACGACGAGGACCGCAACGGCGAGCTCGTGCTGAAGCAAGCCGCCGAGCGCGAGGAGAGGGAACGTGCCGCGCAGGAGGCCCGCGAAATCGCGCGGAAAGCCGCCGCAGCCGCACGAGAAAGACGAACCGCATGACCACCACCACCCACATCCTGTGGCTGCCGTACTCCCGCCCACCGCTGACGGCGAACCAACGCCTCCACTGGGCCGCCAAGGCACGCATCACCGCCGACGTCCGCCGCACCACCATGCTGCTCGCCCGCGCCGCCAAACTGCCCCGCGACCGCGAGCACGTCACCGTCGCCCTGCACTACGTCCCTCGCGACCGACGCCGCCGCGACGCCGACAACCTCGTGCCCACCCTCAAAGCCGCCTGCGACGGACTCGTCGACGCCGGACTCGTCCCGGACGACACGCCGGACCAGATGGCTAAGCACATGCCCGTCATCGACCCACCCCAGCGCGAAGCCCCCGGGCCCCGTGGGGGACGCCTGTACCTGACCATCACCGAAGGAGAACAACCATGAGCTGGTCGCCCGCTGACGACTACGACGACTACGGCCGTTACCGGCCACACCCGTATCCGAGCCGCAGGTACTCGTTCGCGAACTGCTCGCCGGGCTGCTGCCGCAACGGTCTTCGTCTCTGCGAGGAACCCCGGGACGCTGATGACGACCTGTACGAGGAGGACGACGAATGACCCCCACCACCGCCCGGGCGGTCACGGCAGGACTGGTTGGCGCCGCGATCACCGCCGTTGGGATGGCCGTCGTCTTGCTCGCCGCGCATGATCCCGCCCCCGCCCCAGCCCCCACCACCACCACGACGGTGACCACCACGGTGACGACCCCTGTCGCCCCGTGCGACGGGCCCGAATGCCCGCCGTGGCCGTCCCTCGACCAAGGAGACGAAAACCAATGACCGACCAGACCATCCCCGCCGCCGCGATCCGTGCGTGGCGCGAAAAGTACGAGGGCTGCACCGGAAATACCGCGCTGGAAGCCCTGGACGCGCTGCTCCCGCCCCCGCCGCGCCCGACGCTCGCGGACATGACCAGCAACGAGAGAATAGCGACGCGATGGACGCAAGCAGACGTACAGGGCCAGCGCGGCCGCGCCGTCATCATCGCCCCGCTCTGGGACTCGCGCACCGCCCGCGTCATGTGGGACGACGGCGAAACCACCGAGGAAGCAGTGAACGCGGTCACCCCGCGCCCTGATCTGCCGCCCCTGGAATGGCCCGGAGACCAGAAGCCCGAGGAAGTGACCCCGGTGAAGGTCGGCGACGTGATCGAATCCGCCGACGACCCCCGACTCGCCGCACTCCCGGCAGGCAGCATCCTGGTAGACCGCGACGGCGGCGCTTTCGAGGTCACCAAGGCCGACACCGGCGAATGGGGCGGTATCGGCTACGTGCCTTCGCAGGGCACGGGCACCAAATGGGGCCCGTGGACGGTGCGCCGCATCGGAAAGGAGGCCGACCAGTGACCCCCGACGAAGCCCGCGAACTGCTCAAAAACACCACACCCGGCCCGTGGGGACTCCAAGAGGTCAAGGGACACCCGCACCTCCGCTACCTCGCCACCGGGACGGGGCACAGCGGAGACCCCACCGCCGCCGTATGCATCCCCGTGGATGTGACCAGCAGGGAAGGCGCAGCCAACATGGCCGCGAAAGCGGCCGTCCCTTCGATGCTCGCCACACTCGCCGGAATGCGCGCCGAATACGCCGTGCAAAACCGCGTCGGCGATAAGTGGCTGTACGAGGACGCGGACGGACGCAACCTCGCCCCCTACGACAGTCACCGCATCTCGTGGTGGCCCGACCCAATCCCACAATCAGACATCGCAGATCGCGGAGAAGGAATGGCCCGCATCGTCCGCCGATACGTCACAGAACCGGAGGAAGTGTGAGCCTCAGCACCACCGGCCCCATCGAATCCATCGGCGCGACCGTCCGATTCTGGCGCGAACAACGCGGCTGGACGCGCACCAGGCTCGCCGCCGAAACCCGAATCCCCCTGCCCACCATCAGCGACATCGAAGCCGGGTGGGAAGGCGCGACCGCCTTCGACCTCAAGCGCATCTGGGGAGCACTCGGCATCTACGCCACCTGGATCATCACCCCAATCAAGGAGGAAGCATGACCACCGACTGGAACCCGACGATCAGCCTCCGCGACTCCGAAGCGCAGATGCTCATTGCCTGGCACGCCCAGGAAGCCGCCCGGCTGGCATTCCGCAAGGACTACGGCCCCGAATTCGACGACCACATGGACCGGCAAGCCGCGTGGGCCGAGTGGATTCAGCGAAGCCTACGCGCCCGCGAAACCGAAGCCGGAAAGCCACACAAAGAGAAGAGAATCCCCGATGAATATGACTTCTGACCGCGCCTGGTGCGTGGAAATGCTGCTAGGCGACCAATGGGAACGCATCGACGATGACGACGGCACCATGTGGCACACCCGCGATGACGCACACCACACCATCAACGGCCTGATCCTCGCCGGCTGCATATCCCGAATGCGCATCGCCCACAAGGCCGGGCACATCACCATCGACCACGAGGTGATGGGCGGTGAGCCGTGCATCCGGGGTACCCGTGTCCCCGTCGAATGCATCACCGCCCTTTTCCCCGAGCCGGACGAGTGGATTCACGAGTGCTACCCGACCGTGCCCATCGCCGCGATCCGGTGGCTACGCGCCAACCACAAGGAGGAAGCATGATCTGCTCCGACTGCGGTGCTCCCATGGCTCCCTCCCTGATGCCCCTCTGTGCGCCCTGCACCCGCATTGCCGTACGGCTCCTCGGCAGCGTGGACGCCCGACTAGCCATCTTGGAGACCACATGAATGACATTCCCCGCCGCTTCGCGGCCCTCATCACCGGCGACCACGTCCGCGCCGCCAGGGAAGCACTCAAGGGAGAACCATGAGCCCCCTACAGCCCGACCTGTTCGGTCTGGTGCACGTCGAGGCGCAACACCTCCGACCCCGACAGACCGTCAGCCGCCCCCGCGGACCACTACTCGAGGTGACGGAAGTCGCCAACCTAGGAGCCGCCGGCGTCCTCGTCCGCGGCCGCGACGTCAACCACGGTGGCCTCGTGGAGATCAGCTGCTCCCGCTTCACCACCTTCGAGATCCACCAATGACCGCGCCGCAGCTGGAGCTCGTGCCGCTTGCGCTGATCGCACCCGCGCCCGCCCACGAATGCGGGCAGCAGGTACCCGACGACGGCCACGGCTACGAACCTCCTGCTCGCCGGGCATCAATCGAATCCTCGGCGCTGCACGACGGGTTCGTCGGCCGGTTGATCTGGTGCCGCCCCGCGGGCCGACCCTCGACCGCAACGTCGGTGCGGTGGCGCCGCATCATCGCCACCGACACCAACCACCCGGACTGGACCGCGCGCAGCGTCACCGCCGCGGACCCCGACGGCACCACACACCGCTGCCGCCTCCCGCAGTCCTGCTCCATCGCCGTCACCGCAGCCGAGCAGGCCCGCGCCCACCACTGGGCCATCACCGAAGGAAAAACCACCTACCAGGGCTACAACCTGCACACGCCATGAACCACCACGAACCACCACTCTGCTCACGCAACCCCCGCCTGTTCGACAGCCGGGCCGAAGGAGAACCCCACAAACACGTCGCCGCACGCCACCGCCTCGCCGTCCTCGCCTGCCGCAACTGCCCCGCACTCACCGCCTGCGCGCAGTATTTGGCCGACGCCGAAACCAACGGCGCCCGCATCGACGGCATCATCGCCGGCCGCACCTGGCGACGACTCCGCGACCTCGCCCCCAACACCCGCACCTGCCTCCACTGCGGCACCACCATCGTCAAACGCGGAACCCCCGCCGCCGATCGACTCCGCCCAGACGGCACCCTCACCCCACTCCACGCAGGCCGCAACCTCTGCACCGACTGCTACAACCACCACGAAAAAGTCGGCACCCTCGACCGCTACCCACGCATCCGAAACCGCTAACCCCGACCAGAGGAGGACCCGTGCCCCTGACCGACACCCAGACCGAAACCCTGGCCCGCAACCTCCTGACCATCGCGAGGTGCGCCCGGCAGTTGCACGCACAACTGGAGCCCGGGCACAACGCCGGTGATGGGGTGTGGCACCGCCCGGTCTACGGCCCCCGCCCACCCTGCAGCATCACCGTCCTCGACCTGCTCCACGACTGCGAAGCCATCCTCGCCGGGTGGCTCGGCAACCTCGCCGAAGACCTCCTGGGCGAACACATTCCCGGGGCAGAGCAAACCCCCCGCCAGTGGGCCACCACCCGCGACCGCACCGCCCACCACATGGCCAACCGACTGTGGGAACAACGGCACCTACTGGCTGGCCGGGAATGGGCCGCCACCGCAGCCGAAGAAATCCACCAGCAGGCACGCATCCTCGCCGACCGGGCAGAACCCCCACCCCCCACGCCGAAGCCCACCACCCTCAACCCCGCCGCCGCAGCCACCACAGGCACGGCGGCGGAGCTGTCCCGCGCCCTCATTCAAGCTGGATACGACGTGCCCGCCGGCACCATCCGCAGGTGGGGAAGCGAAGGCGTCATCACCAAGCACCCCGGGCCCGACGGCCACACCCGCTACCGGCTCGGCGACATCCACACCCACATCACCACGACCCGGTGACCAGCGGCGAACACCCCATGTGCTATGCTGTACGCAGCGCAGTAGTGAACCCCCGGGAGGCCCAGGCTTCCACGGGGGTTTTCTCATGCGCAAAAAGGTTCCTCCCCGCTGATGACAAGCCCCTGGGCTTAGGCGGGGAGGTCACGTGGTGGGGCCGCCAAACACGCCCCCGGGGGACACAACAACCCCCGGGGGCCGACACCACCCGGCCCCACCAACCACCCCGCCCCACACCAGGGCACAGTCGCCGACCAGCACCAGGCTGGCACCCGCTCACGACGGGACGACGACACCAGGCGCGCGTGCACGGCACACGCCACAACAACACGGCACACCAGCGAGTCGCCCGCACCCGCGCCACACAAACCAACCAGGAGAAGCCGCAATGCACATCGCCAACCACCCAGCGACGCCGATCCTCTATGGCATCTGGGCCACAGGGAGGGTGCGCCGGTACGACATCGACGCGCTCGCCGAAGGCTGCCACGATCTCGTCGGCGCGCTCGCACACGTCCTCCGAACCGGAGACCGCGACGCCGTCAACAGGCACATCGCACGCGGCGAGCTCAGCATCGGCATCCTCATGCTCGCCCTCGCACACGACGCCAACCGAGCCGACACCGAGGCGTAGCCACCGGCCGCCCCGCCCCTGGGGCCCCGGAGGGGGAGAGGGGGACGGTGGCATGGCATGGGCCAACGGCAGCGGTCGCACGAGCACTCGCGAATGGCGAGAACTGAAGCGAATCGCGAAACGCAAACTTCCATACGAATGCGCTCAATGCGGAATCAGCGGAACCGACGCGCCCCTCGAACTCGACCACATCATTCCCGATGCCGAGGGCGGGGCGACGGCCCTGTCCAACGTCCAGTGGATGTGCCAGCCACACCACGACCAAAAGATGCAGCGGGAAGCGACCCGAGGGAAGCGCCGCCGGGCGGCGATGGGCCGGCATCCGGTGGAGGAGCATCCGGCACTCGCGCGGCTGCGGCGTTGATAACGCGGCCGCGAGCGGCGTTCCACTACGGTTTCGGGGGCGGTTTTCGCCACCGGGAACCTATCGGACCCACCTATCGAAAACGTCCCACACAGTGAGACACGATAGGCGCGACCAATCACCCAGGGGGGGCTCCCCCCTCGAACCTCTTAATCCGGCCACGGAAGTCACAGTCGCTAAGGCTCTGTACGGGTCTGGCGATCCCGTGGCCCGGGATTTGATAAGTAACGTTGATAAGCGAAAGGTGGCGAAAAGCCATGGCCGGACGCGGACCCGCTCCGAAAGACCCGAAACGACGGGCGCGGCGCAATGCCGACCCCGTCGCCAGCAAGATCATCCAGATCACTCCATCCGATCAGCCCGCTTTGCCGACGATCTACACCACCGACGCGGATGGCCAGCGGCGGAAGTTCCACTGGCCGGCGGTGACCCGCCGCTGGTGGGACATGTGGGCGCGGTCGCCGCTGTCCGCGGACTTCACTGAGAATGATTGGTCTGAGCTTCTTGACACGGCCCTCGTCCATGCCCGGCATTGGTCGGGGGAGAAGGACGCGGCGGGTGAGCTGCGGATCCGTGCGGCGAAGTTCGGTGCGACGCCGGAGGATCGGGCGCGGCTGCGTATCCAGTTCGCCCAGGCTGATGAGGCTGATGAGAAGCGTCGGACGTCGCGCGCTGGTGCGGACATGCGCGGCGCGTACAAGGGCCTGCGCGCCGTCGACTAGATGGGGCGGTGATCACTGGTGCCGTGGAAACCGGAGCACCCGGGCGAGTGGCCGACCCTCGGGTGGGAGGCTCTCGAGTGGATGTCGGAGATGCTGGCCCAGCCGGACTGCCCGGAGTACCGTCCGCTGGTGCTCACCCGCGAGCAAGCGCAGTTCGTCCTGGACTACTACCGGCTAGACCCGGTGACGGGCCGCCGGGTGGTGCGCCGCGGCGTGCTGTCGAGGGCGAAGGGGTGGGGCAAGTCCCCCATCGTCGGCGGTCTCGGCGCACTGGAGGCGCTGGGGCCCGTCGTCCCGGACGGGTGGGATGCGGATGGCCGTCCGGTGGGGAAGCCGTGGTCGGAGGTCCGCACGCCGCTGGTGCAGTTCGCGGCGCTCAACGAGGACCAGACCCGGAATGCCTACGACCCGCTGCTGGAGATGCTGCGTGAGGGGCCGGTGATGGACCACTACGACCTGGACCCGATGGAGACGTTCGTCGCCCTGCCGAAGGGTCGGATCGAGTTCATCACGGCTGCCGCGCTGTCGAAGGAAGGGCAGCGGCCTGTGTTCGCGGGCCTGGACCAAACCGAGGGGTGGACGCGAACCAATGGTGGTGTGAATCTCGCGGCGGTGCTGCGCCGTAACGCGGCGAAGGTCGGCGGGTCGACTCTGGAGACCCCGAACGCCTACCGGCCCGGCAGTGGGTCTGTGTCGGAGCAGACGTTCGAGTACTCGGCGAAGATGCGGCAGGCGGGGACAACCGCCCCGGGGCTGCTGATCGACCATCGTGAAGCGCCGGCGGATACGGACCTGTCGGACGAGAAGTCGCTGCGCGCCGGGTTGCTGCACGCCTACGGGGACAGCGCCATCGAGCGCGGCGGGTGGGTCGATATCGGCCGGTTTGTGGATGAGATTTGGGATACGGCGACGGATCCGCAGGATGCGCGGCAGTTCTACCTCAACCAGGTCACCCACGCGTCCGATTCGTGGGTGTCGCAGCCTGCGCTGCGGGCCATCGTGGACGACGACAAGGTCATCAGCCCCGGCGACACCATCGTCCTTGGGTTCGACGGGTCGCGTGGCCGCGTGCGAGGCAAGGCCGACGCCACCGCCTTGGTCGGGATGCGCGTGGAGGACAAGCATCTGTTTGAGATCGCGGTGTGGGAGGCCGGGCCGGATGCGCCGCAGACCTGGGCGCCCAACCCGCTGGAGGTCGACGCCACGGTGCGGGACACGTTTAAGCGGTACCGCGTCGTCGGTTTCTATGCCGACCCGTCAGGGTGGACGGGGCAGGTCGCCCAGTGGGAGGCGGATTTCGGTCGGAAGCTGCGCGTCAAGGCGTCTCGTGATCAGCCGATCGCGGCGTGGCCGCGCGGCAAGGGCCTGCGTGTTGGTGAGCAGGTTGAGAAGCTCCGCCAGGCCATCGTGGCGAAGGAGGTCACCATTTCCGATTCCCCGCAGTTGATGGGGCACCTGCTCAACGCCCGCCGGCGCACGACTCGTACCGGCTACTTGTTGTACAAGGACTACCCGGAAAGCCCGGCGAAGATCGACGCCGCCTACGCGGCGGTGATGGCCTACGCGGCGTGTATCGCCGCGGTTGCGGCCGGTATTGGTACCGGGCAGCGGCGTGAGCGTCGGAAGAGGAAGGCGGTGTTCGCGTGAATCAGTGGCCGGATGATCTGGCGGTGATGATGCGACAGTTGGTGGGGCAGATCACCCAGCACGAGAAGACCAACAAGCTCAAGGAACTGTTCTACCGGGGGAGCCCTCCGGTGCGGAATATGGGTATCGCGATTCCCGAGAACCTTGTGTCCGTGACTCCGGCGGCCGGGTGGCCGGCCATTTTGGTGGATTCGATTGCCGAGCGCATCGACTTCCTGGGGTTCTCGGCTACTGGTGGGCACGGTGAGGTGCTGGCGGAGATCACGCGGATGTCGGGGCTGCGGACGGAGTTCCCGAAGGCGGTGACCGACTCTTTGGTGTACGGGGTGGGTTTCCTGGAGATCCGACCCCGTGTGGTCGGCGGCATGGTGCGGGCGGTTGCTCGGGCGGTGGATCCGATGTCGGCGACGTTCCGGTGGAACGACGAGGGCACGGAGGTCGCCGCGGGTCTGGTGGTCAAGCACACCGAAGACGGCCAGATGCTGCGGACGTTGTACCTGCCCGATGAGACCTGGTGGGAGGTGCCCACCGGAGAGCGGGGGAAGGTTGAGGTCCGCCACGAGGTGCATGGCCGCGGTATCGCGGGCCTGGTTCCTATCTTGAACCGGGTTCGGTCCGGGCACGCGAGGGGGCATTCGGAGATCACCCCGGCGGTGCAGTACCTCACCGAGCATGGCGTCCGCACGCTGCTCGGCATGGAGTACAACCGGGAGATATACACCGCGCCGGGTCGGCATGTCGAGGACGCGTACCCGGAGACGGTGGGGATGTCGGAGGAGGCGTCGCAGCGGGAGAACCGCCGGGCGGCATGGAATGCGTCGATGTCGAGCTTCACTGTGTTCCCGCCGACCGAGGTGGTCGATGAGGACGGCAACGTGACGGTGCGGACTCCGAAGGTCGGGCAGTTCACAGCGTCGTCGCCGGGCCCGTACATCGATGAGTTGAAGATGGTCACGCAGATGCTCGCCGCCGAGGGTGGCATCCCCGCCGAGTACCTCGGATTCGTGACCGACAACCCGTCGTCGGCGGAGGCGATCCAGGCTCGCGAGTTCAAGCTGGTGAAGAAGTCGGAGCTGAAGAACCGGCAGCAGGTGCCGACGCTGGTGGGGAGGGTGGCCCCGCTGATGTGGCACATCGTTTTCGGGGAGCCGATGGCCGAGGAGGAGCAGTCCGATCTTGATGTGCTGTTCCGTAATCCGGCGATGCCGACGTTGGCGGCTGCGGCGGATGCGTGGACGAAGGCGGCTGGTGCTGGGCTGGTCCCGGGCCGGTCCGCGGTCGGCTACGAGCTGATGGGGTTCACCCCGGAGCAGATTCGCCGGATTGAGGCGGACTGGGCGCGGGATACGTCGAGGGCGCTGGTTGGTGACCTCGCGGATCGTGCGGCGAAGGCCCGCGCGGAGTCCACCCGTGTGGAGCAGTTGAAGCAGCAGACGCAGGTCGAGGGGGTGGCGTGGGATGCCGATGACGCCGCAGATGATGGCTGACGTCCACCAGGCGCTGGACAATACCTCGACGCTGGCGGCGGAGCAGATCTTTGCCCTGTACGAGATGGTGTACGGCGCTGACCGGGCGGAGTTTGAACGGGTCGTCGGTGAGATTGCCCCGGAGATCCTGGCGTCGTTCCGGTCGACGTCGGTGGACATCATGGCCGGGGCGCTGGATGAGGGGACGTCGCTGGCGCTGTCGACGGACGCGATGGCGTCGGCGGCGTACCTCAATCCCAACCGGGTGACCGGGCTGACGGGGTGGGTGGCGGCGGAGTTGTCCGACCCGGAGTCGGCGCTGCGCAAGCTCGCGGGCATCGGCGTGAAACTGGTTCTCGAAGGGCCACGGAGGTACTCGACGGCGGTGGCGGAGGAGAACGACACCACCGCCAGGACGTTCGCCCAGCCGGGGGCGTGCGAGTGGTGCCGGTACATCGCGGTGCAGGGCCACCGGTACGGGGCGTACGGCGGGGAGTGGGTGCAGCAATTCCACGAGCACTGCCGGTGCGTCCTGATCCCCGCGTCGGAGTACATCGAGCCGGACTACGTCCTGGCGTGGGACCGGCAGTTCGACCAGGCCGGCGACATGGTCGGGTCGGCGTACGGCAAGCGCACGTGGCGGCAGTACATGGCGAAGATGCGAGAGCTGAACAAGCAGATCTAGGTAGTCACCCCGCGCCCGCAAATGGGCTGCGGGTTTTTTCATGCCCAAATTCGAAAAGGAGACGGCACCCACCATGGGAAACCTCACCAAGAACAACGATTCCGACGAGCAGCAGCAGGGCAATGGGCCCACCGCGGAGGCCGGTGGTGGTGCCCAGCAGGGAGGCAACGGCCCCGACAACGGCGTCGGCACGGGCGCTGGCACCGAGGCCAATGGCTCCGGTGACGGCGAGAAGATCACCGACTGGAAGCAGCACGCCCGCACCTGGGAGCAGCGCGCCAAGGACAACAAGCAGGCAGAGGAGGCCGCCATCTCCCGCGCGGCGGCCGCCGAACAGCGACTGCAGGAAATGACCGAGAGGGAAACCGCGGCGCGGCTCAACGTCCGCCGCATGACCCTCGCCGTCGACCTCGGCATGAGCCGGGAGAAGGCCGAGGAGGTCTTCACCGCCACCGACGAGGAGACGCTGGCGGTGCAGGAAGCCGCGTACCGGGCGGGCCGCGAGTCCGCCCCGAAGAGTGCGGAAAGCACTGGGACGCGCAACGAGGGCGGCACCGGGCAGCCGGGGCCGCCGAAGAAGGACTACAAGGCGATCGCTGCGGAACTCCGCAAGCGCGCATAACTCAATCACCGAAGGAGGCCAATCATGGCTTTTTCGTTCACCCGGGAGGACATCCCGGCTGACAACCTGACCTGGCTGGGGTCGAAGCATGCGGTCGGAGACGCCCGCACGATCACCCTCGACGGCACCAAGTTCACCGCGCTCGCCGACAAGGGCATCATCCCTTCCGGCATCGCGCTGACCGAGGGCGCGGGCGGCCTGTTCGCCCCCGCCACCGACGCCACCAAGGTCGACGGGTTCCTACTGACCCAGCAGAAGCTCAAGGCCGGCAACATCGTCGCCCCGATGCTCGACCATGGCCGCATCATCGCGGCGAAGGCCCCGGAGCAGTCCGTCGACGTCAAGACCATCGATAATCCGCTTTTCGTCATCGTCGGCAAGGCTCCGGCGGGCGACGTCGTCGGCGGCTAACCCCAGGAGGGAATGAATCATGGAGTTTCTCACCGATCCGTCGCCGATGGATCTCACCGGAGTCATCCGGCTGACTACGGAGGCATACGAGGCGGAGCGTTCGACGCTCGCCCAGTTCCTCCCGAATACGCACATCAACAGCAACGTCGCGAAGCTGTCCGACATCGTCGCGACGCAGGGTGACGCCGCCGAGGTGCGTTCCTACGATGCGGAAGCCCCGATCGGCAAGGCCGCGGAGAAGGTCCGCGCCATCACGTTCGAGCTGCCCCCGGTGTCGCAGAAGCTGCGCGTCACTGAAGCCAACCAGCTCACCGACATTGCGACGAGCAACCTCGGTGCGACCGTCAACCGCTACGGCAAGCAGGTCGGCGAGGCCATCGCCGACCGGCTGGAGCTGTTCCGCGGTGAGGTGCTGGCCACCGGCAAGATCGACATCCAGGGCGAGAACGGCGTCTACGTCGATGTCGACTTCGGTCGCGATTCGGCGATGGAGCCGACCGTGGGGACGTCGTGGGAGGACGCGAGCGCGACGCCGCTGGCCGACCTTGAGGAGTGGCTGGAGGCGTACTCCGACCACAACGATGGTGACGCCAGCACGCTCGTGCTGTCGAAGCGTGCGCTGCGCACCCTGGTGCGCAACAAGGAGATCATCGGTGCTGTCACCGATGCCCCGGCGAAGACCCGTGTCACCCCGGCGATGGTCGTCTCCCTGCTCACCGAGTTCGGCATCACCGAGGTCGTGACCTACGACCGGAAGGTCCGTGTCGCCGGTTCGCAGAAGCGTGTCCTCGCTGAGGACACGGCGCTGCTGCTGCCGTCCGCCGCTGATCTGGCTGTCGGCCGCACGGTTTTCGGCACCACCGTCGAGGCCGCCGAGGCTGCGTACGGGTACGGCATCGCCCCGGAGGACGCGCCGGGCATTGTCGTCGGCGCGTGGCGCCAGAATGACCCTGCCGGCGTGTGGGTGCATGGCACTGCGATTGCCGCGCCGGTGCTGACCAACCCGGATCTGGCGATGGCCGCGAAGATCTCGAAGTAGCCCCGCATGTCCTCCATCATCAGCGTCACTGACATTGGGGATGCTCTGGGAGAGCCGGTGCCCGCCGGCGAGTTTGGCCAGGTGGAAAACCTGATAGACCAGGCCGTCGCGGCCGTCGAGGGTTACCTCCACCCGGCCGGTATCCCGTACCCGATTCCTCGGGCGGTCCGGGCCGTGGCGGTGCGGATGGTTGTCCGGTCGCTGCGATCCGAGGATGCGGGGCTGCAGCCGGGTATGTCGGGCGAAATGCACGTCGCCGGCGGCTTCACGCATCAGCGGAACTTCTCTTCGTCGGCGTCTGACGGCGGGGTTTGGATGAACCGGCAGGACAAGCAGATGCTGCGGCCGTTCCGGCGGCGCGGCGGCATCGTGTCGGTGCCGTACGAGATGGGGTGATGCGTGATGGCGTTCATTCCGATGCCGTTCGAGGTGCAGCTGCTGCGCCCCGACATCGTCGGCACCGACGAGCTCGGCAACGACGTGACCCGGAAGCAACCTCCAGTCGCGGTGCCCGCCGCCGGGTGGTCGGAGCCGTCCGACCAGGCGAAGCAGACGTTCGACGCCCCGGAGCACGTGACCTACGCCCTCGACCTCCTGGCAGAGGCTGGGCGGATCACGGTCGGCGACTCCGTGCGGGTCGACGGCGTGACCTACCGGGCGGTGGGCCGCGCTAACTACGACCACGGCCCGTTCCGATTCGAACCCGGTATTGACGTCATCAAGCTCGGAAGGAGCACAGGGTGAGCAACATCAGTCGAATCAAGTGGAACATGGGCACGTTCCGGGAAGTCCGTCACGACCCGGTGGCCGCCGCCATCGTCGACGGCGCTGCGCAACGCGGCGCTGCCTTTGCCGGCGACGGCTACGAAGCCGGGTCGTACGCGGGGAAGTCCCGCCACCGTGGGTCGATCATCACCGCGACACCGCGGGCGATGCGGGACAACGCGAAGAACCACACGTTGGCGAGGGTGATCGATGCGCTATGACGACCCCCGTGCCGCCGAGGCGATGCGTGAGCTTCTGCTCATGATCGTGGCCGGTGTGCGCGTGGTGACGCAGCTTCCGAAGGAAATGCCGGACACGCTGATCCGGATTGAGCGCGTGGGCGGAAAGCCGGATAACGCGGTCACCGATGGGGGCCGGTTCATGGTCCAGGTGTATGCGCGCACGGATGTGGAAGCCGGGCGGCTCGCGGGGGTCATCCTCGCGGCGCTCAATGACCACTTCTGGCGAGGTATGCGCACCGACCGTGGGCACATGCTCCGCGGCTGGGTTCATGAATCGATGATGAGCCTCGCTGACCCCGACCGGCCGGGCTTTGCCCGCTGGCAGATCATGGGCCGTTTGCAGCTTTCGCTGCTGCGGCCTGACTGACGACCGCAAGTAACTACCTACAGCACCCTTCTGGGGTGCTTTTTTCATGCCACGAGGAGGCAACCATGGCGAACGTCGCCAACATCACTTCTTCCAATCCGGGCCGTAATGGTGTGTTTTTCCGCGCGCCGGTCGGCACTCCGCTGCCGACCAACGCGTCCGACGATCTCGATCCGCTGTTCGTCGACCAGGGCATCGTCGGTGAGGACGGTGTAGCTCAGGCCATTACCCGTGACACCGAGGATGTCAAGGCGTATGGCGGTGACACCGTTTACACGTTGCAGACGGATTACGGCCAGGAGTTCACCCTGACCGTGTACGAGTCCACGAACGTCCCGACCCTCAAGACTGTTTTCGGTGACTCCAACGTCGTCGAGACCGACGAGGGCCTGAAGGTCGTCCACAACAAGACCCGACTGCCGCGCAGCTCGGCGGTGTTCGAGCACCTCATCGACCAGGGCGTGAAGCGTCAGGTCGCTGAGCAGGCGCAGGTCGTGTCCGTCGGCGACATCGTCAACGTGCACTCGGACATCGTCAAGTACGAGCTGACGATCAAGCTGTACCCCGACTCCGAGGGCAATCTGCTGTACGAGTTCTACGCGTTCCTGGGTGGTGAGGGTCCGCTGCAGATCGTGTCGCAGGTCATCGTCGGCGGCCAGGCCGGTGTCGAGTACACCGCCAAGCTCATTGCCGCTGGTGGTGCCTCCCCGTACACCTGGGAGGCTGTCGGTGCCCTGCCGGATGGTCTGTCGCTGGCTGCGGACGGCACCCTGTCGGGCACCCCTACGGCAGAGGGCACGCACACCGTGACCGCGAAGGTCACTGACTCTGACGGCAAGGCCGTGCAGAAGTCGCTGGAACTCAAGGTTGCGCCGGCCGCTGAGGGCTAGATCCTGGCGGGCGGTTTCGCGTCTCCCCGCACCCAATTGAGACGCCCCCTTTTTTTGACCCCACCCCGAGCCCCAGGAGGCACTTATGGCACGCACGATCATTCCCGCTCATGACGAGCGGGTGCAGGTTGAGATCCTTATCCCGCAGGCCGACAAGCGGAAGAAGCCGCTGCGGTTCATCGCACCCCGTTTTGAGTTTCTGCCGCGCAATCTGGCCGAAGGGTTCGGGGAGTGGGTGTCGAAGATCCTCACGTCGGACGAGGATGACGGCGAGGGGCAGGTGTTGACTGAGGAGCTGATGCTCAATTACTGGCTTGAGCGCCTCGGCATGGAGGATGCGGATGCGCTGCTGGATCTGACCCGCGGTGAGAAGAGGCAGATTTGGGCGGCGTGGCAGGAGGAGTCCACGTCCACGCTGGGGGAATCCGAACCCTCCTCCGATTCCTAGACGAGGAGGGCATGGAGAAGGCGTTGGCCTTCGACCTGATGGAGCGTGGCAGGTCGATCCATGATCTGGGCAGTATTCGCATGTCGTGGGTCGAGTTGGGTGCGTTCATTGCGCATGCCCCGCCGGACTCGGCGATCAGGATGCTGCGGGACCCCTTGAGTGCGTTTAGGACGGCGGAGTCGACGCTGCTGTCCACGGTGGTGGACACGCTTGCGGGGGCGAATTGGCAGCGCGGCGGGGGCAAGGGTGCCCGTCCGCAGCCGTTGATGAAGCGGATTCAGCAGGAGCTGGACCGGCAGAAGCAAGACGCGTCGGCCCCGGCGTCGGTGGCGCAGATGACGTCGATCCGCGAGGAGCTCGCCGCCCGTCGACGTAAATCGGTAGCTGCCACGGGCATGACCCGGGCGGTGAAGAACACGAAGCCTTAGGAGGCACCCATGGCGAGTGAGCTCGCGGCCGTCTATCTCTCCATCATCCCGGAGACCTCAAAAATCGCCCCCGGCGTCCATAAGGCCCTGTCCGGGGTGGACAAGGCCGCCGACGCGTCGGGCAAGTCCATGGGCAGCAAGATCACTGCCGGGCTGGGTGGTGTGCTGAAGAAGTCCGCTATCGGTGTCGGTGCCTCCGCTGGCGCGGCGCTTGGTGTGGGTCTGACGAAGGGCTTGGGGCGGCTCAATGGCATTGAGCAGGCTGAGGCGAAGCTGCGTGGTCTGGGGCATTCTGCGCAGGGCGTGGGGTCCATCATGGACAATGCCCTCGCCAGTGTGAAGGGCACCGCGTTCGGGTTGGAGGAAGCGGGTACCGCCGCTGCCGGTGCGGTCGCCGCTGGTATTAAGCCAGGCCAGGAGCTTGAGCGGACGCTGAAGATCATGGGTGATACCGCCACCATTGCGGGCACCAACCTGCAGGACATGGGCACGATCTTCAACTCGGTGGCCGCCCGGGGCAAGCTGCAGGGCGACGACATGCTGCAGTTGCTGTCCCGTGGTGTGCCGGTCCTTCAGCTGCTCGGCGAAGAGCTGGGGAAGACCTCCGAAGAGATCTCCGACATGGTGTCGAAGGGGCAGGTCGACTTCGAGACGTTCCAGTCCGCGATGGAGCGTGGCATGTCTGGAGCTGCCCTGGAGGCCGGCAATACGGTTCAGGGCGCGTTTAAGAATATGGGGGCGGCGGCCGGGCGCTTGGGCGCTACGATCGCGGGCCCGTTTTTCCGTCAGGCCGCTGGTGGTTTCGCTGGCGTGACCGCCGCGCTTGATGCGATGAATGGTCGCGTCGGGCCGGTGATGGCTGACGTGGAGGCGTGGCTGGTGGGCACTGCTGTGCCTGCTTTCCAGCGTTTCACGGAGGAGGGCAAGAAAGCGTGGGATGCGTTCTCCGGTGCCGAGCAGGCCCGGGGCGCTTTGGCGTCGACGATTTCTGCGCTTGAGTCGATGGGCGCGTTGGTCGCTGGTCTTGCCCCGGCGGTGGGTGATCTGGCGGGCGCTTTCGCTAAGGCGTCGGCTGCGCTGGGTGTCTCTACGTGGGATGTCCTGGTGACCATCCTGGATGCGACGGCGTCGATCCTGAATGTGACGCTGGTCCCTGCGCTTGAGGCTGTGGCGTCGTTGGCGCAGAACAATCAGGGCGCGGTGACTGCGATGGTCGCGGCGTGGATGGCTTTCAAGACTGTGCCGGGGATTGTGTCGAAGGTGCAGCCCCCGCTGCAGTCGATGGTGAAGCAGATTGACGTGGGCACCATGTCGGCGCGTGCGATGGGGCAGGATTTCCGCCGCTTGGCTCCGCAGATCGGTGTCGCCGGCGCTGCGATGAAGGCGATGGGCCAGCAGTCGTCGACGATCCGCAACATGCAGAACGCGTTCATTGGTGCTGGCACGGCGACGCAGGGGTTCGCCCAGGCGGTGCGTGTTGGCGCGGCCCCGGCTATGACGCGTTTGCAGACCGGCGCGAAGAACGTCATTAATGCCATGGGCGGCCCCTGGGGGCTTGCCTTCGCGGCGGCGACCATCGCCGTGTCGTCTGCGGTGTCCGGTCTGCGCCAGATGGACAAGGTCGTTGAGGAGATGCGACGGGAGTCGCAGCTGGCGACTGAGGCATTCACCACGATGTTCGACGCCATCGTGGACGGCGGTAACCGGCTTGACGTTGCCGAGCAGTCGGTGGCCAAGCTGACTTCCTCGATGCAGACGATGGCGGACAACGGCCCGAACTGGTTCCATCGGGGTCTGCTCGCGATTGAGGATCACACCATCGCTGTGGTGGGCCTTGAGTCCGAGTATTACAACGTGGGTACCGCTGTCCGACAGTCGGCTGATGATGCGCGGTACGCGCTTGAGGCGATGTCGGAGTTGGAGATCACCGAGCGTGATCTCGCCGCCGCCGCGATGGGGTCCGAGGCTGCGTACAAGGCGATGCGCACCCAGCTGATGGAAAGCGGCCGGGGCGGCGAGTACCTGGCCAGCCAGCTCGACATGATGCGGGAATCGTTCACGTCGGCGGAGCGCGCGGCGGAGCGACTGGGCCCGGCGGGCATGGCGGCGGCAGATGCTCTGCATGATGTGGCTGAGAAGGCGGGCACCGCCGAGGACCGTGCGAACAAACTCCAGCGGGCGTTCATGGAGCTGGCGGGCATTGAGCTGTCGGCGACTGAGGCGTCGGCGGACCTGACGCGTGTGCTTGATAGCACGTCGAACCAAATGGATGAGTTGGTTGGCGCGACGATCGGCGCGAATGGTGCCTTTGACGCGACCACCATGGCGGGAGCGAACGCACACGACACGCTGATGGATATTGGCGACGCAATGCGCGCATCGGTGACCGCCGGCAACGACGTGAATCAGGTGTTCTCGCAGTCGGAGGCGGGCCTTCGGGCCATCGCCGACGCGGCGAACATGACGGAGGATGAGTACCAGGCGCTGCTCGCCGCGTATGGCCTGACGCCGGAGCAGTTGGTGACGGTCGCCGAGGTGCAGGACGATGCTGCGCTGGCGTCGATGACGCAGCTGCAGGCCGCGTTCAAGGGCTTCGAGGGCGAGCCGATGACGAAGTCACTGAAGGTGGACGACGCGGATGCGCGTCGGAAGCTGGAGGAGATGGGCTTCAAGCTGGCGAACCTCGATGAGGAAACCGGCATCGTGGACATCACCGTCGATGACCAGGACGCGATTGACAAGCTCAACCGGTTCCTGATGGAGGAGATGCCGAAGGTCGACGGCCAGACGGCGGAGGCGCACGCGTTCCTGGAAGCTGATGGCCTGTTTGCCACGAATAACCTGGCGATTGCGCAGCTGGCGACGCTGGATCTGAAGCGTCCGACGCCGCTGGCGAACATGGACGTCTCCCGACTGTCGGCGGCGCAGATTCAGGCGATGCAGGAAGTGGGTCTGCTCGATGGGCAGACTCCCACCCCGGACGCGTACCTGAACATTGACCAGCTGACGGCGGAGCAGCAGGCGGCGCTGGCGAAGGTGTTCAACCTGGATGCCCAGGAGCCGACGCCGTGGGCTGACATGACGAAGGAACAGCTCGACGCTAAGGGCGAGGACGCGCTGAGGAAGCTGGGCGAGATCGACCAGACGAGGCCGAACCCGCTGGTCAACGCCCAGACCTCGGCGGCAATGGAAAAGCTCGGCGGTGTCAGGCGGTTGCTTGACTCGCTGAAGGACAAGAACATCTTCGTCAACATTTTCCGCCGCAACCACGGCGATGGGAATGCGGCGGGTGGCCGGTTCGCTCGTGGTGGCCGTTACCGGTTCCCGGCGTATGCGGACGGTGACCGTCATGACGGGTACCGCCTGCCGACCTCCGGCCCCGGGACTCACACCACTGACGGGTTCCTTGCGTTCGACCAGGACGGCATGCCCGCCGCACGCCTGGACGCGGGCGAGTGGATCATCAATGGTCGCTCCTCGGAGAAGTACGACAAGGAACTGAAGGCCATCAACGCCGGGACGTTCCCGAAGCTCCCCGGCTACAACACCGGAGGGCGTGCCGGCGAGAAGCCGCAGGATGACGCCGACCCGGATGGCGTGTTCTCCGACATCACTGGCGGCACTGACCTGCCGACCGCGGATGATTTCCTCAAGCTCGCCCGCGGCGAGTCCGCGAACGGGTTCCAGATGGAACGCGCCCTGCAGGGCGCGCCGTACGAGAACTTCCCGAATCGTCGTGGCGCGTGGGGTGACTGCTCATACACCGCAGGAAGCTTCGCGGCATTCGCACTGGGGCTTGACCCCGCGAATGGCCGCCGCTTCTCCACGGTGTCGCAGATGCAGTGGGCACGTGCGAATGGCATGAACATCGGCATCGGCCCGGCTGGCACCTTCCGTATGGGCTGGTACGACAACGGCGGCGGGCAATTCGGACATACGTCCTCGACGCTGCCGGATGGCACTAATGCGGAGATGGGTGGCGGCAACGGTGGCGGCGCACTCGGTGGAGGCGCGGTGCCGTTCAACCACCCGCAGTTCACGCACCATGCGTGGGCACCGGTTGGGTCCGCGGCGTCGCCTTCTACGGGGGACGGCGCGGCGATGCCCGGCACCGGGGTGGATGCGGAGGAGGTGGAGCTGACGGGTGAGGCGGCGAAGGCCGCGGAGACCGTCACCGAAGCCAAGGACGACCCGAACAGTGTCTTCTACGGCACGGGCGCGAACTCGTGGTCTGACCTCGCCGGCAACATCGCTAAGTCGTTTATCGGCGGTCAGGTCGCTGCGATCCTGTCTGTGTTCGATATCCCGGATACGCTGCCGCCGCTGATTAGGGCGGGGCAGACGTGGAAGATGCAGCGGGAGGAGGGCAAGACCCGCGAAGAGCAGGAGAAGGAGCTCGTCGAGTCCGCGCAGGCAGTCGAGGAAGCGGACACCGCGGCGGCTGAGGTTGCCACGGTCGAAGCGTCGGTGGATGTGGGCGATTGGGGTGAGCCGTACTTCGTCCGCGAGATCAGCCGGGCGGCGAAGGAGCGGGGCCTGGATCGTGAGGCCGCGGTTATCGGCGTGGGTACGGCGCATGTCGAGTCGGGTAATCCGATGTTGATGTACGCCAATCGGTCGGTGCCGGAGTCGCTGAACTACCGCCATGACGCGGTGGGAAGCGACTACGACTCGGTCGGCATTTTCCAGCAGCGAGACAACGGCGCGTGGGGCACCGTCGCCCAGCGAATGAACGCTTTCGAGTCGGCGGGGATGTTCTTCCGCGAACTCGTTAAGTTCAACTGGCGGTCGATGTCCCGTGGCGCGGCGGCGCAGAAGGTCCAGCGGTCCGCATTCCCCGACCGGTACGAACCGGCGATGGCGGGCGCTGAGTCGCTGGTGGACCAGTACGGGGTGTTCGACCGTGGTGGCCACGCCCGCGGCAAGGGGCTGATGCCGAAGGACGTCATCGAGCCCGAGCGGGTCCTGTCGCCGGAGCAGACCAGGGCGTTCGACGATCTGGTGTACCGCCAGTTGCCGCGCTTGTCGTCCATCACGGGCCCGGCGGCGACTGCTGCGGTGAATGCCGGTGCTGGTGCTGCTGGTGCCGCCGCTAACGCGGTGGTGCCCGGCGCTGGTGCCGCTGTCGGCGCGGTGGCCGCCCCTGCGGCGGAGATGGCCGGGTGGTACGTCGGGCAGGTCACCGACGGGCTGCAGACCAGCGTGGAGGACTTTGGGCGGGATATGGCCCAGATCCCCCGAAGCATGGTCGATTCGGTGGCGTCGGAGTTCATGCCCGGCGGCGTGGACCGTGTCGGGTCGCTGGTGCCGTCGCTGCCGCCGCTGGCGGCCCCCGCCCCGGAGCCGGTCGCGTCCGACACCGAATCCCGTGGCGGGGACATCCATTTCAACGGCTACGACGAGGACTGGGCGTGGTCGAAGTTCCGCCGACTCGAATCCGAGCGGCTGGGCGGAAAGGTAGGCGCACGTGGCTGACACCACAACGCAGATCATCATCGAGATGCACGATGGCCGCCGGTGGGTGATACACGGGCCGGGGGCTCACCCGAACCTCCGGCTGATGCGGGGTGGACTGGGGGAGTTTTACCGCACCCCTAAGGCCACCACCTACAAGGAACGGGCCGGTGTCGGCGGCGCGTACTTCATGGGGTCTCGTGACCTGCCGATGCGGTTTTCCCTCCGCATCGACACGTGGGGCCCGGACTTCGCTGACCACATGGGCGCTTTCCTGCGTGGATTGTCCACTGAGCCGGGCCGGGAGTCGACGATCATCTACCGCACTGACCGGTGGGGGGAGCGGCACCTTCAGATCCTGCTGGAGGAGGCCGCATCCTACCGGCGTGAGGTGGACCCGGAGTCCCTGGAGTCCGCATCGTATGAGATCCCGGTGATCGCCCCCGTCCCTTACTGGACGACGCCCACCCCGGCCCACGACGAGTGGGTTTTCCAGGGCACGGGGTTCGTCGGCGAGGTGGAGGTGTCGAATCCTGGGGATGTGCCCTTGTGGCCCCGGTGGACGCTCACGTCGCCGGCGGCGTGGATCCTCCCCGACGTGGATTTCGAAGGGGAAGGGGAGCCGCGGATGGTGCCGCTGCGGTTCGCCCCTCATGGGCGGGATCTGCTGGTGCAGACCCGCCCCGGCGAGGAGTTGATCGTGGCGACGGATGGGACGTTGGATGCGTGGATGGGGGATGGGCCGGTGCATTTCCTGCACCCGATTCCCCCACACACGCCGCCGACTCGTATCCCGGTTGCGGTGGACCCGATTCCCGGGCTGCCGTGGCATCTGCCGATGGAATGGAAGCATTGGATCGCGATGCGGTTGCACCAGTTCCTCAAGGACATCGGGGTGGATGCGTTCATGCAGAAAACCCCGGATGAGATCGGCGATGAGATCGCCGGGTGGATCCGTGGGGCCACCCCGGAGTGGGTGCCGACCATCGGTGATGGGCTCATTGCAGAGTTGACCGGGAAGGTCTTTGCCGACGCGATCCGTGAGCACTACGGCACGTGGGGCAACGTCCGTGGCGTTGTCGCGCAGGTGGAGCTTGAGTACAGGTGGGAGGCCCCGTGGGGATAGCGGTGGACTATGACCGGCTGCAGGCTGCCCGTGATGCGTGCTTGGCGCAGGTGCGTGATCGCCGCCGTCGTCGCCTTCGCCCGGCGGTGGTGTCGCTGTACGCGGCGACATCGGTGGGGTGGGAGTTCCGGGGCCGGGTAACCGGCATGTTCTCGGATTCTTTCGAGTTGGTGCGTAACGACACCGGGAAGGCGGAGATCGTCCTGCCGGGCACGCATCACTTGGCTTTGTGGGCGGCTCGGCATTGGGAGCGGGATAAGAAGAATGTCATGCTCCGCATGGATAAGGACGGGGTCCGCTGGTGCGGCCTGATGGAGAACATCACCTACGAGGCGGAGGGCGTCGGCCGGCACGTCGCGTCGTTGGAGTTCATGCACGATTATGAGCAGTTGAAGCACCTGCCGGTGTGGTCGAACCCGATGTCGATCCCGGAGGTGCAGATACCGGACCCGTGGGCGATGCTCGCCCCGGTGATCTGGAATCTGAAGCTGCTGGCGATGCTGAACCTGGTGCGCGCCTATTCGGTGTTGTCGGGGCTCCCAGATGATCCGCTGAACTTTGAGTCGTGGTTGTCGCAGTGGGATTGGCGCAGGTTCCCGGTCATCGTCAAGCCTGGTGCGTTGGTGTTGGATTCGTCGCCGTTCCGGTTCGTGTCTGCGGAGACGGGCCAGTCGTGGGACGAGGTGGCGAAACCGCTGCTGGATGACTGTCATCTGTCGGTGACACTGGATCGTTGGTTTCCGGGCGACCCGGACCCGTGGCCGGGTGCTAGGCTGCGGATGCCGGGGCAGATCGTCATGGACATCGTGGACAAGTCCGGTTGGTGGGAGGACACCCTCACCGGCGGCACGATCTTCCATGGTGCGGCGCGCACCGTGCTGGAGCTCGCCGATGATGGGGTGGAGGAAGTCCGGCGGGCGGTTGACCGTAAGTCGGAGTCCACCCGCTATGCCGTGTCCGGTTTCCTTGGGGTGGACCCGAAGGTGCCGGCGGTGTCGTATCGGACGACGGGGCGGTGGGCGACGGCGCAGGCGTCGTGGTCGCATTCCCCGGCGACGGTGGGGCAGGTGATTGTCGGCGGGTCGTCGATGCCCGGCGTGAACGAAACCCTAAGCGCGACGACGAAGTTGATATTCAACCTCCTCGGTTCGTTCTTCCTCATGCCCGGGTTCGGTGCGGTGGCGGAGGAGTTCATCGGCCCGACGTACCGGGACAAGATCATGGCGTGGATGGCGTTGAAGCTGACGCTGCGGACGATGCAGACCGGTCATGGCGGGTACATCGGTGCGGTGAAGGGCGGTGTGCAGGCGTACACCCTCCCCGCGTTGCTGGAGCTGCGGACGTTGGCGCGGGAGACGGAAGCGAAAACCGGGGTGACACTGAAGGTCGAGGACGCCGGGCCGTACCTGGTCGGTGAGCATTACACGCTGGGTGACCGCATCTCGTACGAGGTGCCCGTCAGTCGTGATGGGCGGTTGGAGTTCGGTGTGGTGGAGAAGCTGCGGCTGTCGTCGTCCGCGTCTCAGGCTTACTCGTGGGAGGTGACGGTGGGGGATTGGCCCCGCCGGGACTTCGTGGAGCATGTGATCGGCGAAATACGCCGCGTCGTTGGCGCGGCGAAGAAGGGAGGACTGCTCTAGATGGGTATTCCCCTACAGCAGGACGCTGATCCTGCGGACGTGAAGCAGATCATCAAGTGTGGGTTGGTGCACGCGGCGGGGATCATGCTGCCGTCGGATGCTAAAGCCGATGAGGTGGCGCAGCACCTGGTGGACTTTGGGTTACGGCACGTCCCGGAGGCTCAGCGTGTGTGGTACGTGCCGCCGCGCGCTGGTGCCGGGTGGCTTGAGCAGGGCCGTGGAAAGTGGATCGCCGGAGAAGCGTTGGGGGAGCCGCCCGAGGGGTGGAGTAACCCCGGAAGTGACGAAATTGACGAAATGATTTCGATGCTCACCCCGGCCCAGCGGCTGGCGCTGGCAGAAAGGCTTGGTGCGGCTGATGGCTGATGACTATGTGGCCCCGGATGGCACGATGACGCCGGCGGATCTCTCCGCGCGTATCCGCCCGCATGATCTGGAATCGGGTCGGGAGTGGGCGCGGGGTGATTTGCAGGGCGCGCTCGGCAAACTGCAGGCCGGCGTGAAGGACGGTCTTCTTGCGGGTATTGCTGACGCGCTGAAGGGTGTTGCGAGGCCTGGTTTTGAGGCGGTGGCGGATGCTTTCCAGGATGGCCAGTTGGCGTTGAAGAACCGCCTTGACCTCCTGTCCCCGTTGCTTGATTACGGCAGTGCGTATATGGATGCGCAGGGTGGTTTTCTTCAGTTCGGCAATAATCACGGTGTGATGCCGTTCAATAATCAGATTGGCCCGATGCGTGGTTGTGAACTGCATGACAATGGCATTCGGCTGCTGGCTGCTGGCCTGTGGGATGTGCGGTGTCAGATGGCGTTCAGCGGTAATACGCTGGGTGTTGGTAATGGAACGGTTGAGTGGTATATCCGCGTGTACCGCCCGGATGGCGTCCTGTTTTCGCAGCAGGTGGGGATTGAGGCGAATGTGTGGACGAAAACGTCCACGATTGTCTCAAGCGTGGTGGTGCCCGAGCCCGGATACGTCGTGAAAGTCGAAGTGAAATGGATTCACGGCTCCCGGAAACTGTTGGGCGGGCCGACGAATAACCGGCTTGTGGTGCAGCACATTTCGAATCGCACGGGTGTGGGTGGCACTGGTGCGGAGAATTCGACCACCCCGGAAATTGATGATGATCCGGACGCCCCAATCGGCGGGGTGAGTGAGGAAGAAGAGCCATGACGGTTTTGGGTTTTGTTCCGAGCCACGGGACGCTCGTCTTGTCGCGTGACGCGGATTGGGTGTGCACGCTGGATACTAATGTGGCGTGGCCGGAGGGCACGGAGGTGTGGGTGGATTTTCCCGCGCTTGGTGTGCGGTGGGATGCGGTTGTTACTGCGTCTGCTGGCCTGGCTGCGTTTCGGGTGGAGCAGGATCAGACTGGCCCGGATGTGGTGCCGCAGGGTGCGGGTTTTCGCATCATGATGCGCCAGCCCGGCACCCCTAGCACGGAGTTCCTGTGGTGGCGCGGGGAGGTGCAGCGTCATGACTAGTTTGCGTGGGACGGTGGTCGTGTCGTCGCCGGGTGCCCCGCCGGTGCGTGCGACTGCCCCTGGTGGTGGTCGTGTGTTGGTGGCCCCGGGTGTGCAGGGGCCGCCGGGTCATGGTGTGAATCTGGCGGGGGCGGTGCCTACCTATGCGGATTTGCCTGAGCTGACTGTCAGTGATGCGGGTAAGGCGTTCATGGTGCAGGATGATGGCCGGCTGTATGTGTGGTCTGGGGTCAGCTGGCCTGTTGATGGTGCGGGGGCGCAGTTCCGGGGTGAGATGGGCCCGGAGGGGCGTGGCATCCAGGTGGTGTCGGTGGATGGTGATGACCTTGTGCTCGGCATGACTGACGGTAGTACGGTGCGGGCGTCGGTGCCTGCGCTTGCGGCTGCGGTGGCGGCGCGGGATGCGGCGGTGGCTGCTCGTGCTGGTGCTGTGTCTGCTCGTGATGCTGCGGTGGTGGCGTGTGATGGTGCGGTGGATGCTGCGTCGCGTGCTGAGGGTGCGGCTGGTGGTGTGGCTGCGGATGCCGCTGCTGCGGTGGATGCTGCTGGTCGTGCGGAGGTGGCGGCGGGTGGCGCTGCGGCGAGCGCTGAGGCCGCTGGGGTGTCTGCTGGCGAGGCGGCGGCGAGTGCCACGACGGCGCAGGGTCACGCGGAGGATGCGGAATCGTCTGCACAATCTGCCGCCGGGTCCGCTTCTCAGGCGAAGCAGGATGCGGATTGGATTCGCGGCCCGGCGCTGACGACCATCACGGAGAAGGATGAAAGTATCAATGCTGCCGCTGACCGGGCGGAGTCGGCGGCGGCTGGTGTGGATCAGGTGGTGTCCGACGCTGCGGGGGTGCTGGCTGGGGAGATTGCCGGCGACCTGGAGGCTTCCAAGGCTGCCCGCGCCGGGGCTGAGGCCGCCAGGGATCAGGCCGTAGGGGCGGCTGGCGACGCATCCATGAGTGCGGCACAGGCTGCGACCAGTGCCGCCGATGCAGAGGTGTCTGCGCAGGGGGCCGGCGGGTCGTCTGCGGATGCATCCGCTAGGGCTGGGGAGGCTGCGGCGTCTGCTTCGGCGGCGGCGGAGTCGTCGAGGGCTGCGCATGAGGCTCGGGATGCTGCTGCGTCGATTGCGCGTGATGAGGCTGCGACGGTGGCTGCCAGTGTGGCGCGTGGTGAGGTCGCGTCGCTGGTGGGATCGGCCCCGCAGCACTTGGACACGCTGGAAGAATTGGCCGAATTCGCTTCTGGCAATGCGAATTCGATTGCGGCGCTGAATCAGCAGATCGCAGCGAAAGTCAACGGCGAATTCACCATCGTCGTGTCCTCCACCTCTCCCCCAGGGGGGACGCCGGGTAACCAGATCACGTTTGTGGTGTAGGGGGATGGCATGTCAATTGTGATCAGGGGCCATATCCCAAAATCGATTGTGCATTCGTACCCCGGCGGGAAGCGCGCAGTTACCGCAGTGTACGTCGGCGATCGGTACGTGTGGCCGAAGATTCAGCCGAGGAAGTCTGCCATCGTGTCGAACACCGGGGAGCGGTTCTACGACACGGTGGAGGTCCCGTGGTGGGTGGCGGCGATTGACCTGGTGCTGCTTGGTGCGGGAGGTGGCGGCGCGGGCGGCGACGGGGTGATCGGCCGGTCCGGGCGGGCGGGCAGCCCCGGGGAATGGCGGGGTTTCACCATCAATAGGAAGCCGGGGGAACCGGCGCTGCTCACGTACGACATCAATGCGGGCGGGCATGGAGGAGACAAAGAATCCCCGGGGGGCGCTGGTGGGGCGACAATTGTCACATTCGAGGGGAATACCTATACAGCACCTGGTGGGGCTGGTGGGTCTGGGTACGGGTCGCCGGATTCGCACATCAATCCGCGCAATTTCACGTGGAATGACACGCAGTGGACACCGAATCCTAGCTTGCAGTACATGCGCCAGGGTTACGGCGGCACAGGCGGCGCGGGTGGAGCGTTCGGTAAGGCGGACCCGGGGAGCCCGGGCAGGTCGGGCATTGTCTACATGGTGATGTCTCCTGCGGATGATGCGATGCAGTAGCCCCCGCACTTTCGGTATCCACCTCCGTTTCAACCACAGCAAGCCCCGCACCGTCTGGTGCGGGGCTTCCGCATGAAAGGAGCACCCATGGCCCGCCAATGGCCCATGAAGCGCGGAACCTACAAACTCACCAGCGGCTACGGGCCCAGATGGGGCACCCACCACAACGGCATCGACCTCGCCGCCCCCACCGGCACCCCAATCTACGCACCCGCCGACGGCGTAGTCATCGAAGGCCGCGACCGCCGCCAAGGCAGCGTCTCTGGCTTCGGATCGTGGATCTGGCTCGACTGCCAAGCCAGCGTCGGCCGGGACTTCATCTTCGGCCACGTCCACCACCCCGGAATCCTGGTCCGCAAAGGCGACCGAGTGAAGGCGGGTCAGCAAATCGGCGTCGTCGGCAACGAAGGCCAATCCACCGGCCCGCACCTCCACTTCGAGGTGTGGGGGCCTCCCGGCCGGTCCGGCGGCCGCCACGAAGACCCCGCGAAATGGCTCGCCACCGCGAGCGAACCCAAGGAAAAGGAGCACCCCATGACGGACAGCGCCGTCGACATCGACCTCCACCACCTCATCCCATTCGGCCGGCCGACACCGCTGCCGAAGAAGATCATCATCGTCCACTCCACGGAGAATGCGCCCGGCACCCCGTCGCGGAACATCCTGGATTACCAGGTGCGCACCCAGTCCGGCAGCTATCACCGGCTGGTCGACTCGTCCGGCCGGATCACCCTGGCGAATACGGACGACTGGCAGGTGTGGGCCACCGGCAACAAGGGCAACGACATCGCGTTGCACGTGTCGTGCGTCGCCCGCGCCGCCATGACCCGCGAGCAGTGGCTCGCCCAACCGAAGATGCTGGAGGGCGTCGCCCGCGTCATCGCCCACTGGTCGAAGAAGTACCAGATCCCCCTGGTCAAACTGTCCCGCGCCGAGCTCGGCGCCGGGAAGCACGGCGTCGCCGGGCACCTCGAAGCCCAAGTGTGGGGCAACACCGACCACTGGGACCCCGGCTACCACTTCCCCTACGACGTGGTCCTGCGCCGTGCTGCGGAGATCAACAACCCGAAGAAGGAAGAGGAACCGAAGCCCGTGCCCCCAATCACCGTCCCCGACACCACCGCACCGCAGGCCGACCGAGACCAGCTCATCTACGAGCAGCTGTGCGGCCCCGGCGCGCCGGGCACCTTCCCCGGGTGGCCGCAGCTCGGCAACCGCACCGTCGTCGACGCGCTCGCCGCGATCGGCGACAAGCTCGGCATCGACGGCTTCAAGTCCCCGCTGATCGGTGACGCCGCCGCCGGCGACCCGAAGTAGCACGCTCACTGCCTGCTCAGTGCCCCTCACTCTAGGAAGTGAGGGCGTCACTCTAGCAAGTGATGACACTGACGGGCCTGCACTGACGTGGGGGTTGTGAGATTACGCACCCCCCGAAAACAACATTCACCCCGCGTTTCGACGCGGGGTGATCACTTTCTCACGAAGGAGAACACCCATGCTCGACCAGCTCCTCGCCCGGCAGTAGCGGGGAGGTCGTCTACCCCGGGGTCGGGCGGAAACCCGGCCTGACCAGGCGCGGGCCGCGAAAAACACGACGGGCGGACATACTACCCCCGTGGTGGCGAAGCCGCCCGGGTTATGCATGGCCCCCGGCCAGGAAGTTAGCCGCCCAGGTCAGGGGGTTGGCACCATTCGCAACCACCCCCAGGGTGGCGAAACCTCGTGAAACGTGCCGTACCCCCGCCCGGAACGCGCCCCGCCGCACGGCCCCGAAACACACTCCCACCAGCGTAAACCCTCCACCACCCGGTGGAGGACATCGACAACCACGACCGCCCCACCCCGGGTGGTCATTTTTCATGCCCCAAGGAGGCACCATGCTCGACCAGATCCGCACCACCGTCCCGGCCAACTCCCGCGCCACGTTCTACGCCGTCGCCGCCGCCACCGTCACCGCCCTGGTGTCGTGGGGCGTCCTCGATGACGCCGCCGCCCCCGCCGTCGCCGGTGTCGCCACCGCCGTCGTGACCCTCCTTTTCGCCGTGCTGCACTCCACGTCCCCGTGGCGTCAGGCACTCTACGGCCTCATGGCCGCTGTCACCGTCCTGCTCGCCTACCTCGGCTACGGCGACGCGGTCCAGTGGGAATCCATCCTCGCCATCGCGGCACCCGTCCTCGGCATCGGCACCGCAGCCGCCACCACCGGCGGCGAGTACGTCGGCGAACACCGCGCGGAGGACTAACCCCATGGGCCGCGTACGCGCCCTCACCACCGCCTGGGCCGCCTGGGCATGGCTCACCGCCCTGGCCTACCTCGACGGCCCAGAGATCTCCCACCTGCAGCCCATCGTCGCCATGGTTTCGCCGCAGTGGTGGGCCTGGCTGTGGGGCGTGGCCGCCGCCGGGCTGGCCGTCGGTCTCGTCCCTTGGCGGTGGTCAGGGTGGGCAAGGGTCGCAGGACTGACCCTCGTCGCCGCACTGTGCACCGCATGGTGCGTGAGCTTCACCCTCATGTGGATCGAGGGAGAGACCACCCGGGGATGGGTCAGCGCGAAGAACTACGGATTGATGGCCTTTCTGGCCGTGGGCAGCGCATGGTGGGTGAGCATCAGGGGGCGATTTGACCGGTGATTCCCAACGAGCTGATCGTCGGATTGTCAACCGCGGCTGTCGGCGTCATCGCCGCTGTCCTCGGCTGGCGAGGAAAGAAAGAAGAAACCTCCACCACCAGCCTGTCCGCTATGCTCACCGAGCAGTCCAAGCGGATCGACTCGCTGTGGAAGCGCCTGGACTGCGTGGAGGCTGACCTCCGCGCCACCCGCCGCGAGCTCGCCAACGAGCAGGAGCACGGCCATTCCCTCCGACGCCTACTGCAGGACGCCTTCGACTGGCTGCTCGAATGGTCGGCGTGGGCGTCATCCGACCGACGACATGACCCCCCGAAACCCGACCTCGGCCTGATCGAGGAGGCCCTGGAGCGAGCACGCAACCCGCCCGAATAACCCAACCGGCCCCCACCGTCATGGTGGGGGCCCTTTTGGTGTTTCTACGCCCCGTCACGCCGCTTCCGGGCCCGCCGCAGCGCGTAATACACCGCGCCCTCCGTCAGCCCCTCCACCTCCGCAATCTCCCGCACCGACTCGCCGGCCTCTCTGCGACGGAGGAAATCATCATCCCGCGCCACCACCGCAGCCGCAGCATCGGCGGTCGCCTTCGACGCAGCCGCCCGGCTCCGATCCCGCCGCGCCTCCTTCGCTGACTCCGGCAGCGGCATGCCGTAGCGCTTCCGAGCCCGGGCGACGGCCTTCGTCACCCAATTCACGGGCACCCCATCGGCCCGGGCTATGTCCACCAGTGATTCCCCGGCGTCCTCGCGGCGCACCCAGGCGAGGTCACGCTCCCGGTACTGGTCGCTGGCGGCACGCCGTGCGGCGTCGACAGCGGCAGGGTTGGGCCCGCGGCTGGGCCCGCGCTTTCGCAGGGACTCCTCGTCCCGGGCGTGCGACGCCGCCGTGGGGTCTCGGCGCGCTTCCAGCCGCGCCCACCCGGCCCCGCCGACGCGCCCCACGGCATTGCGGGAGTGCAGCTCCGACAGGTCAGGGGCGACCAGCGGTGTCCCAAGGGGAAGGCCGTGGGTGATCTTGTACTCGCGGGCGGTCATGTCGTGGGAGCGGGGCACGTGGGCGCCGACGGACCGGTACCAGCCGCCGCACTCGTGGCACAGCACCCGATCGCCGTCGACGTCGAGGATGCCGTACCGGCCATGCCCGGACGGGGAGCCGACGGCCGGCTCGGTGAGGTCGCGTCCGGCGCGCTCGCGCTTGTAGTGCATCATGCACAGCCCCCGGGCGACGGCGTCACGGTCGCAGCCGGGGGCGCGGCAGGTGGTCATCGTCGGCCCTGTCGGATCTGGTCGATGCGGGCTCGGGTCACTCCGGCGGCGGCGACGACGTCGGTGACGCGGGCACCGTGGGCGAGGGCGTGGCGGATGGCGCGGTCACGGTCGGCCATGGCCTGGTCGAGGGTGGCCTGGGCGACGTCGACGGCGTCGGCGGCGTCGGCTACGTCGTCGAGCTGGCGGATGCCGAAATCTCCGGCGCGCTGGGCGGAGGCGAAAACAGTGATGATGAACTCGGCGTCGTCGTCGAGGATTTCCTCGCGGTCGATGTCGCGGCCGTCGACGTCCTCCACCTGGGCGATGTACGTCTCGACGGCCTCGGCGGCGAAGTCGAAGGTGACGCCGTGCTTGTGGTGGATGGTGGCGGCGATGTCGTGGGCGGTGGTGGTCATCGTGGGGTCCTTTTCGGGTTAGGGCTGGTAGGCCAGCTCGGGGTCGATTTCGTCGATGAAGTCGGTGGCGTAGGCGAAGGACAGGCCTTCGTGGGTGCAGTGCTCTTCGGGGGAGTGGAAGATCGGGATGCCGTTGTCGACGGCGTACTGGGCCAGTGCGGTGGCGATGCCCTCGCGCTGGTTTTCTTCGCGGGTCTCGACCTGCATGATCTGGCCGGTGGTGAGGTCGAGGTACATGTGGGAGACGAGGTCGCCGTCTTCGTCGTGCGCCTCGATGATGCGGCTGACGTCGTCGCTGGGGTTGGTGTCGTCGTACTTTCCGGTGCGGGTGGTGATGGTGTAGGTGTCGTCCCACTCGGTGGTGTAGGCGGTGGTTTCCAT